GATTCCCCTAACCTTTAAAAACCCCAACCAATGGCTGAAGAAAATAAGATCATACTTGACGCAGATGTCAAACCTTTAAAGAAACAATTAAAGGAGGCAACGATTGAACTTCAAAACGCTCGTGCCAAGTTTGGGGAGTTATCTACTGAAGCCGTAGATGCTGCAAAGAAAGTAGCAGGGATCAGGGATAGCATAGAAGATGCCAACGAACAGGCTCAGCTATTTGATCCGGGTAAGCGATTCCAAGCGTTAACAAGCGCAGCAAGTTTAGCAGCCGGGGCAGTTGGTGCCGTTCAGGGTGCTATGGGTTTATTCGGTTCAGAATCCGAAGATGTCCAGAAAGCCCTTTTGAAGGTTCAGTCTGCAATGGCTTTGTCTCAGGGCTTGTCTCAGCTTGCGGATCTAGGCAAGGTCACAGATCAGCTAAAATCTTCCTTCAAGGGATTGATAGGAACTACTGCTCAAAAGACCGCAGCAACAGCAACAGACACCGCAAGTGTAGTAGCAAACACGGGTGCCAACACAGCGCAGGCAGCAGCAACTACGGCAAGTTCCCTTGCGAGTAGGGCAGCAGCAGTATCCTTAAAAGTTTTGAGGGGTGCCATGATCTCTCTGGGTATCCCTGCTTTGATTATCGGCTTGATTGCCGTAGTTCAAAACTTCGGTGCTATCAAAGATGCAGTTTTAAATGCTATTCCGGGGCTTGGTAGGATAGCCTCCACAATCGGGGGTTTGGTTACAACCGTTACCGACTTTGTAGGGATCACTAGCAAGGCAAACCGTGAACTAGATGCGCTTACCAAAAGCACTTCAGCAAGAAATCAAACTATAGACACTCAAATCAAATTACTAACCGCTCAGGGTGGTAAGGAGAAAGAGATTTTTGAACTTAAGAAAAAGCAAACTACCCAAGAGATTCAGGACTTGATAGCCTCAGACAGGCTAGATGGAAAGACCACAGAGGAAAGGCAGAAAAGAAGAACAGAACTACTGAATAACCTAACCTTTGAAACTGCTGCATACAATAAAAAAGAAGCGGACGAAGCAAAGGCAGCAGCGGATAAGCAGGCAGCGGAAGCAAAGACCAGAGCGGAAAAGGCAAAGGCTGAGCAGGAAAAAATTAATGAAGAAAAACTAGCAGCGGAAAAGAAACTTGCTGAGGAACAAAAAGCGTTGCAAGAAAAAACCGCAGCGGAAGATACCGAATTTGCAAAGCGACTAAATGAAATCCTAGTTGAAACAAGGCTTCAGGGAATCAAAGACGAAAACGAAAAGGCAAGAGCGGAATTAATTGCACAGCAAGAGCAGGAACTAGCGGATCTAGCAGAAGATACCAAGCTAAGAGCAGACCAAAAACTAGCTATTCAAAAGCAACTTGAGATTCGAAACAAACAAGAACTCGATGCGCTTGAATTATCCTTTGCAGAGGCGGATGCCATCAAAAAACTTGATGAATTAGACGCCCAAATGAAAGAGGCAGATGATAATTTGATGCTAGAAAGAAGTCTGCTAGATCAAAAGGACGCCCTATTAAAAGAATACTACGATAAAAATTTAATTTCAGATATTGAATACACTCAAGGAATAAAAGAAAATTCAGATGCACGAATAGCCATAGACAAGGCTGAATACGATTTAAAAATATCTCAGGCACAGGCTGCTTCTCAATTACTTGCATCACTATCTGAACTTGCAGGTAAACAAACAGCAGCAGGAAAGGCCTTGGGAATCGCATCCGCTTTGACAAACACCTATGTCGGTGTGACTGAGGCACTATCTGCTAAGTCTGTTCTTCCTTCCCCTTTTGATGTGGTGGCGAAAGTTGCAAACGTGGCAACAATCCTAGCAAGTGGATTGAAAGCAGTTAAGGCAATCACAGCCGTACAAGTTCCGGGCGGTGGCGGTGGTGGAGGGGCTGTATCAGCGCCTAATATTTCAGCAACTGCACCGGGGGTAGGTGGTCAAGTGCCTACGATTGGATCTAGCCCTGTTACCGCTTTGGGAACTGTGATGCAAAATCAAACACCAATCAAAGCCTATGTGGTAGAAAGTGAAGTAACAGGAACTCAAAAGCGGGTAGCCGATATTGAACGAAGGGCAGGATTTTAATACTTAGATATATGGATAAATTACCACTTTATAAAATGTTTATCGCCGATGATCTAGATGGCGAAGAAGAAGTTGACTTTGTAGCCTTGGTGGAAAGCCCGGCAATCCAGAGAAACTTTCTAGCATTTTCTGAGCAATTTGTAGAACCTACGCAAGGTGAAAGCAAAGAAGATTTTTTGCCTAGATGTATCGAGTATGTGATCAATGAAGGTAAGGAATCAGAACAGGCAGTAGCTATCTGCTCCAATCTATGGGAAGGTAGATTCCAAGAAGATTCCTATAATGACTACCCACAGAGCGCAAAGGATAATGCAGAACGGGGCATCCGTTTAAATGAGGCAATAGGTAATAGATGCGCTACTCAGGTAGGAAAAGTTCGTGCTACTCAAATCATGAATGGTGAGAACCTTTCTAGGGAGACCATAAAAAGAACTTACTCCTACCTAAGCAGGGCTGCTGAATATTATAATCCAGAAGATACAGAAGCCTGCGGGACTATATCCTATCTTCTATGGGGTGGTGAGCCTATGCTCAGATGGGCAGAAAGCAAAATTAATCAAGAAGAATTTAGTGCGCATCTATCCTTCGCAGTTCAGGATGAAGATCAAAGAATTGTATCCGGGCCGTTAATGATCGCAGATCTACCGATCTACAGAAGGGACGAAGATGGGGAATACTATGTAATGTTCACGGGCGAGCAGATCAAGAAGATCGTGCAGCGATTCTTTAAAAAAGGATATCAAGCAAAGGTCAACATTGAACATGGCAAGAAAGCGGACGGGGTATATATGTTTGAAAGCTACATTATAGATCGGGAAAGAGGGGTTAATCCTCCTACAGGCTTTGAAGATGTGGCAGATGGTTCTTGGTTCGGAAGCTTCAAGGTAGAAAATGAGAAACTTTGGGGTGAAGTAAAAGCCGGGACATTCAAAGGCTTCAGCGTGGAGGGTTTATTCCGTTACGAAAAGGCGGGAATGATCATCCAAAAAGAGGAACAGATCATGGCTCAGATTTTTAAAATTCTGGAACAAATTGAACAATAATTACTAACTAAATATTTATAATCATGAACGCAAAAGAAGCACTAGTACAGATTAAGCAACTTCTGTTCTCAGAAGAAGAAAAGAAAGCAGCCTTCGCTTTGGTAGAAGGTAAGCTAGTAGACGGTACAGCCGTTGCATACGATCTTGAGTCAGGTGATATTTTCGTAATTGGTGAAGATGGGGTACAGATCCCTGCACCGGTTGGAGAGCATCAACTAGAAAGTGGTGAAATCGTAATCGTAACTGAAGCAGGTAAAATAGCTGAGGTTAAAAGCGGTGAGCCAAAGGTAGAAATCGAAATCGAAGCAGCGGAAGTACCAGCGGAAGAGCCTAAGAAGGATGAGGCTATGGCCAAATTTGAAGAGGCTATGGGATACCTTGAGAAAAAGGTAGAAGAACTAAGCGCAAAGGTAAAGGCGATGGAAGAAAAAGCAGAAGATGTGAAAGAAGCAGTAAAACTATCTGCTGAAGTTCTTGAATCATTTGCAAAAGAGCCAAGCGACAAAGCAATTACTGCTCCTAACCAATTCGCTAAGCAATTAAAAACAGAAAAAAACGATAGGTATAACAACCTTCAAAAAGCATTTTCAACACTTAAAAAATAAACGACAATGGCATTAGACCTTTCAGCATTAACGAACTATGTGAAGGAGAATGAATTGCAGTTGACTTCAGCTGCTATCTTCTCAGCAAAAACCGCTTCTTTGATCGAAGCACTTGGTAACGTACAAGTGGGTATCAAATCTGCGGAGACTATTAACATCATGACTACAGACGCTGTATTCCAAGCAGGCGGTACTTGTGGTTTTAACTCTTCTGGAACTACTACAATCACTCAGCGATTGATCACAGTAGGAAAAATCAAGATTCAGGAAAGCATCTGCCCTAAAACTTTCGAAGCTAAGTACACCCAAAAGGCTTTGAGAGAAGGATCTACTTATGACTACATGGCTTATGCACAAGAATATTCTGCTCAGAAAGTGGAAAGAATCGGTGCTGCTCTTGAGACTGCAATTTGGCAAGGTGATACAGGATCTGGAAACGCTCAATTGAACAAGTTCATGGGCTTTGGTACTATCATCAATGCGCTAGGCTTTGGTGGTGCAGGTGATCCTATCAATGGAAACTCTGCCAATGTTACTACCTTGACTACTTCAACTGTAATCGCAGCAGTAGACGCAGTATTTGCTGCCCTTCCTGCTGAATTGTTGGACAAATCAGATGTAGTGATTTTTGCAGGTAATGATACCTTCAGAGAGTATGTACTTGCTTTGAGAAACGCTAACTTGTTCCACTACCCTGTAGACGCAGCTAACATGGAACTAGTAGTACCGGGAACAAACGTGAAGTTGATTGGTGTGAACGGATTGAACGGAACAGATTACCTAGTAGGTTTGAGCATGAGCAACATGTACCTTGGTACTGACCTTTTGAACGAACAAGATCGCTTCGAACTGTTCTACGCAAAAGAGGCGGACGAAATGAGATTCGTAGTAGAATTCAAAATGGGTGTACAACTTGCCTTCCCTGACCAAGTAGTGTTCTGGAAGAAGTACGTTGCACCTTAAATAAAATCGGGGAAGATGGTGGCGTCTTCCCCTTCACTTATTAAATAAAATATAAATATGCCTTGTGCCTTAACTCAGAGTTATACGCTTGATTGCAAAGATAGCGTAGGCGGTTTAACCGCAGTGTACTTTGCACCTTATGAAGATTTGGGTACAGTAACCATAGCAGCAGGAGTAGTGACTACTTTGACTATGGATGCTACCAAGAGATTCTACAAGTACGATCTTGTAAAAGAATCTTCTAACTTCGCAGAGGCTGTAAATACTAACGTGCAGAATGGTACTATTTTCTACGCTCAGACACTCGAAATTATCCTTAACAAATTGCAGGTAAACACCAGAAACGAAATCGTTCTTTTGGGAAAAAACAGACTTGCAGTAATTGCGACAGATAACAACGGTGAAAACTGGTTCTTGGGTGTTGGAAATGGTTTGGATCTAACAGGTGGAGGAAGTGCTTCAGGTACTGCCTTCGGTGATAGATCAGGATACACTTTGACCTTTACAGGTAACGAGAAGGAACTTTGTCCAAAAGTGACAGCAGTCATCCCGATTACCTAATACATTTGGTTTATAGGTTAGATGTGAAAGCACCCTCGATTCTGGGGGTGTTTTTTTTTGTGTACATACTACAGGGTTTTTGTATTTAAAGATATGATCGCAATACCACAGGGGGCTAATTCTTCTATTTATGTAACCCTTACAGATAAGAGGGAAACGAATAGCAATGTCTATATCTTTAAATTTAAGCATGAGGTAACCAATGAGGAAGTGACCTTGACCTTAACGGATATTAGCACATTCAAAGATCGTGTATCAAAATTTGCAATCACCACAGCAAACTTTGAGAATAGAACCATCGGATTCTGGAGGTACTATGTGACCCAATCAGGGAGCGGTGCTGAAATTATTGCTACGGGAAAAATGCAATTGACGGCACCTAACTTAAGCACAGCCGGGGTGATAAGATATAACGGTTATAATGGTGACTATAAAACCTATACCACAACATGATAAAATTCCTAAAATTTGATGAAGTGCCTTTGCCTATTTACAAGGAAGTAAAAGGGAAAGATTACATTTTTTATGGGGAAAAAAATGACTACCCAAACTACCTACTCAGGATCTACAATAACAGTGCAAAGCATAACGCAATCGTGACCGGGAAGGTAGATTACATCTGCGGTAACGGGTGGACTGTGAAGGCTGAAGATGAAATGCAAAAGGCCAAAGCTTTTGGACTTATTGATAAGGTAAACACCAAGCGAGAAAGCCTAAATGAGGTCACTAATAAGCTTGTGACTGACCTAACTATTTTTGGGGGATACTATCTACAGGTAATTTGGACGAAGGCCACAGGCGAGATCGCAGAACTTTATCATGTGGACTACTACAAGGTGAGAACGAACGCAGATAATAGCGAGTTTTATGTGTCCGACAATTGGCTGAAGAATGACAACGTTAACCCTCGACCAGACTATGAGACCTACCCGGCATTCGATCCAAATAATCCTACAGGATCTCAAATACTTTACTTTAAAGAATATCGTGCAGGGGTGAATACCTATTCCCTTCCTGATTATCGGGGTGCCATCAGCTACATTGAACTTGATATCTCGATAGGTGAGTACCACCTGAACACCATAAACAACGGGATGTTCTCTAGCAAGCTGATTAACCTTAACGGGGGCAAGGTAAGCCAAGAGGAAGAGGATAGAATTGAGCGACAATTTCAGAACAAGTTCAGCGGATCTAAAAACGCAGGTAAGTTCATGCTAGCTTTTAACGATAGCAAAGAGAATGAGCCGTCTATAATTGACCTATCAGGAACTGAACTTGATAAGCACTTTGACCTTTTGAACTTGACCGTACAAACTGAAATTTTTAGCGGTCACAAGATCACAAGCCCTATGCTATTCGGAATAAAAACCGAAGGCCAACTAGGGGGCAGATCAGAAATGAGAGAAGCATACCAGCTATTCCAGAACACCTATGTAAACGCAAAGCAGCGGGCACTTGAGGAAGTAGTTAACTACCTATTCAAGTTCAATGACATCATCGCTGATCTTGAATTAAAACCTACAGAGCCTATCTCTTTTGAATTCTCAGAAGCCATCATCTCAGCCAACATGACGCAGGATGAAATCCGAGAGAAGCTAGGACTTGCGCCTATCGAAAAGAAAGAAACAGCAGGAGCGCAGGACATTATCAATTCATTGAACAGCCTATCACCTTTGATCGCCACCAAGGTAGTCGAGAGCATGGATGTAAACGAACTCCGAAGCTTGATTGGATTGCCTGTACGTTCTGAAATTGTAACTCCTGAGAACATAGGCGAAGCACCTGCCCCTACTACTGTAGAAACTATTCAACTTTCATGCAGCCATACAGAAAAGGATGATGAAATCCTAAGCTACTTTGAAGGTAAAGGGGTAAGCAAAAGCAAGTTTAAAATCATCCAGAATGACAGGTTAGTTTTTAACAGCATGGATGAATTTGTAAAGCAGGATCTATTCGCTGAATACCTTTTGAATGAGGTGCAGAAAAAAATCATAACTCAGATCCAAAAAAATGAGAATGTGACCGTGCCACAAATCGCCAAGGCGGTAGGCATAGATGAAGCATCTGTGATCTCAAGAATCAATACTTTGATAGATGATCAGGTACTAGTAGAAAAAATCAGCCGTGAAGGATTGATTACAAGATCCGTAACCCGTACAGGGGAAGCAGCTATCAAAAGGCTTCAGCCTGTTACTTCATTTAAGGTGCTATACAGCTATGAAGAAAGGCCAAATGTCCCGGCAGCAGCAAGCGGAAGCCGTCCCCTTTGCGAGAAACTATACAAGGATGGAGACAGCCTTTTATTTACCCGTGAAGAAATCCAAAACATCTCAAACCAACTAGGCTATTCCGTTTTTCAGCTTTGCGGTGGATGGTACACAAACCCAAATACAGGGGTAAGGACACCGTTCTGCCGTCATGAGTGGAGACGCAATGTAGTAGTAGAAAAGACATCACGATGAGCGCAAATGTATTAATGATTTCGGAGCAGTCCTTCAAGGACTTCACCGTAGCTTCCGCAAATATTGACCTGAAAAATGTAACTCAGGTGATCAAGATGACTCAGGATAGATACATCCATCCGATCTGTGGGACTGCGCTTTATGATAAGATCCTTTCTTTGATTGTAGCCGGTACCATTACAAGTGGAGGGAATGCGGTTTATAAGACCTTGCTAGATGACTACCTAACAGACACCCTATTTAATTACGTTCTGGGTGAACTGCCTATGGCGATGCAGTACAAGTTTGTAAATAAGGGAATAGTGAAGCGCAAATCAGAGAACATCACAGAACCTACTTTTGCAGAACTTCAAAGCATCAGCCAATACTACAAGGGATATGCTGAATGGTATGCGGAAAGATCTATCAATTACCTAACTGCAAACAACACCCTGTATCCTGAGTACTTGAATCCGGGCAGCGATGTTACTACTATTCAGCCTGTGAGCAATCAATACAAGGTAGCGATCAATCTAGGCCGTGGTGACTATGAAGACTACAGGCCGTACAGCGAAAGATACCAAGGCAACCGCTACAAAAAACCATTCTAAAAATGGCTTATTCAAAGAACGAAAAGAAACTAAAAGAATTCTTAAGCAAACAAGATGACCCTAGCAAATCTAGTAGCAAAACTAAAAGCAATCCAAGAAGCGCATCCGATGATTCGGACGTTCGGAGAGGGTGATATTTATGACTACACAGACAACGGGGGTGAAATTGTCTACCCTGTTTTCTGGACAGTTGTAAGGCCTTCGCAGTATGCAAATACCACTATGCGCTATCGCTTAGTTCTTTTGTTTGCGGATCTCTTGACTGAAGATAAAAGCAATCGGCTTCAGGTTCAAAGCGATCAGCTTCTTGTGGCTTTGGATGTTTTGGCTAAGCTGAAACTAGATAATACCTACTCATTTAATACACCTCCACAGGCATCTGTAGAATTCTTTCAGGAACGCTTTGATGACTTTGCAGCCGGGGTAAGTATCGACATAGAAATAACTGCTCCTATTCCTTTGAACCTTTGTCAAGTTCCAACTAATTAAAGAGATGAATATATTGAAAAGCGATGAACTCGGAGTACCCTCCACCTTCTTGGCAATGTTTGCTAATGTCACGGCTATGGCTGGGCTTCAATTTGTGAACGTAGTTTTCACGTCAATTATTTCTATTCTTTCAATTATTTATTTGGGTTATAAGTTACGGGCAGAAATAAAGAAAAGCAATGGCAAAGGCTAAGGCAGTAGCGCAGATCAAAATTAGCTTTGGAAAAAGGAGAAACGGGAAGGCAAAAAAGTCCTATTCGAAAGCATTAAACAAGCCTAAAAAATACAGGGGACAAGGCAGATGAAAAACTTCTTTAAATGGGCAAAAGGATTTCTATCTGAAAGTGGTGAAGCTTCTAGCAAAAGGCTAGTAGGTGTAATTAGTGCAATTGCTTTATCATATACTCTTATAAGAAATCAAAACGAACCACTTGTATATTCAGTAGCTGCATTATCTGCTGCTGCTTTGGGGATCACGGCTGCCGAAAAGATATTTAAAAAACCTACAGACAAAAATGAAAATCAGCCCCCATCTTAATTTAGCGGAGATCACCAGAAGTGACACAGCCAAGAGGCACGGAATAGACAATACCCCAACGGCAGAACACTTAGAGAACTTCAAGCTTCTTGCAGATAAAGTATTTGAGCCTATCCGGGAACACTTCGGGGTACCTATTTTTATTTCGAGCGGGTACAGATCTAAGGCTTTAAATGCTTTCATAAAAGGTAGCGCATCGTCTCAGCATTGTAAGGGTCAAGCCATTGACATCGATATGGATGGAGGGAACGGTGAAGTGACTAACAGAATGGTATTTGATTTCATTAAAAATAAGCTAGACTTTGATCAATTGATTTGGGAGTTTGGCACAGACTTTAACCCTGATTGGGTTCATGTATCATTCGTAAAAAGTGGAAACAGAAAGCAAAAGCTAAAGGCCGTTCGGTCGGGAGGCAAAACAACCTATATACCCATTTAATGGAACTAACCAAAATTGCTAGAAATGTTCACAGCATTTCTTTAAGCAAAGAAGAAAATCGTGTAGCCTTACTTTCGGATCTACACTGGGATAATCCTAAGTGCGACCGGGTAATGCTGAAGCGACATTTAGATTATTGCCTTGAGCAGAATATCCCGGTCTTCATCAATGGAGACCTTTTCTGTTTAATGCAAGGCAAGGGAGACAAAAGGGGAAATAAAAGCGACATTTTGCCTGAGCATAACAATGCCAAGTACCTTGACTCAATTGTAGAAACTGCCGTAGATTGGTTCAGCCCTTATGCATCTATATTGACTGTGATCGGATACGGAAATCACGAAACCTCAATTATCAAATATCAGGAGACCGACATCCTTCAGCGATTTGTAGATTTACTAAATTACAAAAACAAAAGTCAAGTTTATGTGGGTGGATATGGTGGGTGGATTGTTTTTAAATATGAAATAAGGCATAGCACTTCTATGAGCAAGACTATGAAATATTTTCATGGGAGCGCAGGCGGTGGCATTGTTACTCGTGGGGCAATCAACTTGACTAGGGCACTAGAAATTTATGAGAACATGGATATCTTTGTAATGGGGCACATCCATGAAAATTCATGCCGTAATGATGTCCGGGATTCTTTGCATTACAATCAAGGTAAGCGAGTCTATGAACTTGAGCAAAGGCAGATTCACCTAGCTATCACCGGTACATACAAAGAAGAATATGGAGATGGATCTCATGGATGGCATATTGAAAGAGGCGCACCGGTTAAACCTGTAGGCGGCAGAATTCTAGTCTTGAATGGCAGAAGGGTTGTTAAGGATGGAGCAGAAAATTATGATTTGTTAATCGACTCAAATAAATTTCCACTATGAAAGCAGTACTTGAATTTGATTTGCCTGAAGATAATACAGACTTTCAGGCAGCCATTAACGGACACAATTATAAAAGCGCAATCTGGGACTTTGATCAACTTCTTAGATCAGAGATGAAGTACAAAGAACTAAGTGATGATACCTACAAGGCCTATGAATGGTGCCGAAAGGAATTGAGAAAAATACTTGAGCAAGATAATTTATTCATAGAGCAGTAATGGAATTTTCAACCGACAACCAAAAAATTCAGATAGCGATCCTATCTTTTCTTGCAGGGGTGATCCTAGCTTTTGTGGTGTACCCTAGACCTGAGCAGGAGACAGTCTACAAGTTTACAACGAAGGTAGAAAGTGACACAATTTACACTCGAGTAGTGGACACAGTTTATGTGCCGAAAATGTGGATAAAATCACAAGTTTTAAGGGATACAGTCCTAATAAATTATCAGGCTCAAATAAGCCTGTTTAAGGCCTCCATTCCTTCGGAGTATGGAAGTACCCATCTAAGCGGTGAAGTCCTTGGAGAAGTCCTAAAAATGACTGCTACGAATGATTTCAAGATTCCCGTGGTAACCAACACGATCACCAACACAGAAACCAAAACAATAGTGCAGAAAGCCAAGGGGATCTACCTAGGTGCCGGGGTTAATTCCCTTCTTGATCCTAGCGTAAAAGTTTCCTATCTGGACAATAAATATTTGTTTCAATACGGATATCAACCTGTGACAAAAATTCACAGCTTGGGGATATCTAAAAAGCTATTCTAGTATGTGGATTGAAATCGATGTAATGCTAGCAGGTAGCACGATGGACTGGAAAGAACTAGGCCTAGATGTTAAGCATGAATTTGTTAGGCGCATGGTTAGGATAGAGGATATCGCCTATGTTCAGGAGTTGGTGAATGATATACAGGTCATGTACTTCTATGACAAAACCTCCTGCCTGATTCGGGGCAGCTACCAAGAGATCCGGGATGAACTGCTTCACTTAGATCAGGAAGGGCAGCTAGACTAATTCGGAATTTAATCGAATAACTGCATGAATTTTTACCAAGTGTAGACAATTTGTCGACACTTCTATTCCTTTTTTTTGAGTATATCCTGAAGCTGATTCCAGATCTGTGACTGCGAATCACCCCAATACATCTCACAGCCATCCTTAGTAAATGGTGGACTCATGAAATAGGATTGATAGTTTCCCGGCTTAGCGGTAAACCGGTAGCATCCTTCTTTGTAGGGACAATTTGTCCCTAGGCACATGGTGATATCAGGCATGATTATTCATTCATTAGTTTATTTTTTCTTTTAAATGTGTAGGATATCTTACATTCTATACCCTTTTTGTAAACTCTACTTAACTTTATCCTGAATCTTCAGCAGGACTAGGTAGCCGATCAGATCATTGATCACATCTTCATCATCCTTTTCAAGGCTTCCGTTCTTTATTCTTTTAAGTTTGTCATCTATCCTGACCAGTAGTCCTTCTTTTGCGGACAACTGACTGAACACACCCAAGGGTTCAAGGGCAGAATTGCCGTACTTCAGATTTTTGTTGATAAGCATTTCACGAATGCTTAGAAGATAGGCTGATACTTGGAAGGAAAAATCATCCATAGATAGGAATTCTAGTTTTTCAAAAGTTTTCATAGAAGAAAGGATTGCTTTACCTGTTCATGAAAATCCCTGAAGGATCTGAACCTATCCCCTTTCAGGTATTGACTGCTTTGGAACTTTGACTTTCCCTTCTTGATCAGGAAGCCATCCTCAAACAAAACGTAAAACTCATTTTCAGCCACAACTTGATTGATAGAAACATAGTCTATCCACCATTCCGTTGGCTTGCGATTTTCATCTATGACTCTGGATGCTTTGCCATATCCAAAAGGATTCAAGATCTCTGATTCTTCCATGTTTTTATTTGCAAGTTATAGGGTTTAAAAATCAGCTTTGAAAAAAATCTCACTTTTTGTTGAAAATATTTTCTAAAATGTTTTTTATTCTAATTTATTTCTTCGATATTTGATTCATCAAACAAGGACATCTAACCTAAACCCCAAAAAAAAATGCCTTACATCGACAAAAACCAAGTAGCAGAAATCAGAAAGGAATTAAAGTCTAAATTTCCTGAGTTCAAATTTTCAGTAACTAGAAGCGATTACAGCGGAATAAGAATTGTAATCTTATCCGGTAACATTGATTTCAATTTTACTTATAGACATATAAACCAATATCACATAGACAGCACCTACACAGGGGCTGCTAAAAGATTTTTAACCCTTATTTTAAATTACGCAACCAAAGATCAGTATGAACTAGTAAATGATGCTGACTATGGAAGTGTTCCTAATTTCTACGTAGATATTAACGTAGGTGACTGGGATAGACCTTACAAATTTATCAAGTAAATAAAAGCCCTTCGGGGCTTAAATTTTTTCTAAAAAAAAAGTAATAAATATTTTGGATTCTAATTTATTTCTAAGATATTTGACCTATCAAATGACACCAAAAAAAACCGCTATGAAAAATCTAAAAATTAACTCAGTAGAAAAGCAGCTAAAGGAAGGAAAAATAGAATGTGTAACAGATCTAAAAATCGGGTTCGTAGAAATCAGAAGCTGCCTCACAAATAAGAGAATGATCATAAACGTAATCTGATAATCATGAACTACGAAACAGAAAACTTCTACGATCAAGAAATCACCTTCACTTACGAAGGTCAAGACTACCTTTGGATAGGTGACTACACGATCGAACACACCGGGGAAGATGAAAGCGAATTTGCCCCTGCCTATGGTGAGATGGAAATCACTATAGATCACACTAGAAGCTTGTCATCCTATGAGCATGGATATGAGGTAATCCCTACCCGGTCTATGCTTATGGAACTAGAACTAGAAATTGAAAGAAACTATTAACCAAAATCAAATAAACAAATGGAAAGATCACAGAGTATCCAGAACCTAACCCAAGGACTAGCCAAGTTTCATGCTATGGTAGGCCGAATCTCAAAGGACGCAAAGAACCCGTTCTTTAAAAGTAACTACGCAAGCCTTCCACACATCTTACAAGAGATCGCAGAACCAATGGAAAAGGCAGGGCTTGTGATATCGCAGTTTCCAAATGGAGACGGGCTTACTACGATGCTGATTCACGCAGATAGCGGAGAGTTTATTTCAGCTACCTATACCCTTCAGATAGTTAGAAACAATGATCCACAGGCTCAGGCTTCTGCTATTTCTTATGCCCGGAGGTATGCCATATCTTCAGTTATGAATTTGCAAATTTCAGATGATGATGCCGAAGCAGCAATGCGACCGGTAAGGCAGGCACCATCACCTAGCAAGGTACCACCTACAGAGCAGCAGTTTGCAGGGATAGTTCAATACTTAAATGGAACTCCAGAGCAGCAGAAGACAGCCAAGGAGGCACTGAAAAAATACACCTTAACCAAAGATCAAACAGAAACCCTAGACGGACTACTATGAATCATGTAAACGTAATTGCACCCGGTGCATACAAACTAAAAAAACAAGTTAACGGAAATTTTAGATCGGTAATTTTAGATGAAGAACTAGATCCGTTTCCTGTGGAATTAATTGGTGAAGATTGCATTCAGATAGAAACCAACGATATGGCATATATCACTTTATCAATAGGCAACCTTTTAGAGATTATTGAATTAATTGAAAAAGCAGAATTAAAATACTTTAAACGAGACAACAAATGAACCTATACGAAATCACCAATGAGGCGCAGTATTTAGCTGCGCTTCTTGAAACAGAAGAACTCACCCCCGAATTAGAAGCAGAACTGCTAATCAATCAGGAACAGCTACAGATCAAAGGCATAAACTACGCCAAGGTGATCAGCAACTACCAAGGGGAGGCAGACCAGATAGACGCTGAAATCAAGCGACTCAAGGCCATGAAAGAAAGCCGGGATAAGAAGGTCACTTGGTTAACCGAAAGCCTTAAGAAAGCCATGCTAGTAAGCGGAATAGAGAAGATAGATTCACCCCTATTCAAGATCTCACTAAGAAGATCCGAAGCGGTGGAAGTAGATGTGGTGGAAGCCCTGCCTTCTTCATTCCAGAATGTTAAGACCGTAGTAACGGCAGACAAGATGGCAATCAAAGAAGCGATCAAAAAAGGTGAGAATGTATTCGGTGCTAGAATTATTGAGAACTTCAATCTACAGATCAAATGAAACAGACAGCAGTAGAATGGTTATTTGAAAAGATGACTGAACAAGGGACTAATCCATATTGGGATATGAGATTTATACAAGCCAAAGAGATGGAGAAGGAGCAGATTAAAGATAGTTATGAAGAAGGCTACTCAGATGGGTATCCAGACAATGGGAAATCAGGGGAACAATACTACAAAGAAACCTACGAAAACAAATGAAACCATATCTATACCTAGGAAAATTTATACAGCGACCTGGAGACTTAGCCCCCAAGGGGGTGAGGTCTACCTACCAAACTGAAAAGCTACCTTTTAACGAAACCTTTGAGAAAATATGGCAGCTTGTAAGCATGAAAGCCTAGTGCCCTTGGTACGTGAACTATACACCCAAGGGAACACGAAGCACCAGATAGCGGAGATCATGGGGATCAGGATAACTACGGTTAACTACATCCTGTACGGGGTTTTAGAAGTTCAATGCAATAACCCCAGAGGAAACCTAGTAAACGAGATGCCAAGGGAACTAGTAAACCGGGTAGTGACCCTATCCTCTTGGGGATATTCAAAGAAAGAAATCGCAGAAGATCTGGAGATCAAGTTTAAGCTAGTAGCAGATCTAGTAAAAGAGGCTACAGATAAAAAAATGATTCAAAAATTATTGTGAAATATTTTGGATTCTAATTTATTTCTAAGATATTTGACATATCATTTAACTCTAACCAAATAACAAAATGAAAAAAGCACTTCAGATCACCGGCAAAATCCTTTACACGATCCTTGCCTTATCACCCATCTTCGCCCTTGGCTACATGCTAGGTCTTAAATTATTGTAAACCAAAAACCAAAATCCAAAATGGAAAATCTAAAAATCAAAACCCTCAGAACAGTAGATGTGGAATCTGAATTCACACTATCTACCTGTTTCACTATTAATCAATATACTCATTACAAGCTAATAGACAAGAATACTACCTTAGCTGTAACCTTCTACCCTAGCAGTAAAGAAAGTATTTTGGCTCTGGAGTTATTCCCCAGCATCCGACTAGAGAATCTACGATACGTGCAGTATGTGGTCAAGCCTGAGAACTACCAAGAGATCACAGAAGAAGAATTTAATCAGCATTTAAACGAGGCTAAAAAATTTATTTTATCCCTATGAAATCCACCGACTCACAGACTGCTTTGATCAAGGGATGGCTGCTAAATGGCAGATCTATTACGCAGATAGATGCCTTGAATATGTTTGGCTGCTTCAGGCTTGCTGCTAGGATAGCTAACATCAGGGAAGAAGGCTTCGACATAGTTACGGACATGATCACAGTAAACGATAAGAGGGTAGCAAATTATCGCCTGTCAAAATGAGAAGGCGAAACCTAACCGAATACGAAAAGGAAGTGATCTTTGAAAGATGGCAGGATCGAATACCTACAAAGGTCATAGCCATAGAATTTGGAGTAAGCTATATGTGCATTTATAACCAACTAAAAAGAAGGAATCTAGTTGGATAATGGAAAAAAGTTTTATATTTGAGTATTGAATCATTCCAGAGGTGAGAGGCTAGAATGATTCCCTAAGGTTAAACTTAACCTCGCCCGGCAGACTCTCACCTGTTGGGCTTTTTTATTTTCAAAAATGAGCGGATGGATTAAATTACACAGGCAGCTTCAAGATCATTGGATATGGTCAAAGCCTGAATACCTTAAGTGGTGGCTAGATATTTTGATGTCGGCAAACATAGAACCTAAGAGGGTATTGATCAAGGGACAGCTACTAGAAGTTAGTAGGGGTGAGGTAATTTACTCCTACGAAACTTGGGCAAATAGGTGGAAAATTAACAAATCTAAGGTTTTAAGGTTTTTAAAAATGCTTGAGAAGGATTCGATGATAGTTCTAAAAAGCGAAACGGTAACAACACGGCTAACTATCTGTAAATATGACACTTACCAAGGTGAGCGAAACGATAGTGAAACGCAAGTGAAACGCATCTGGAACGCAAGTGAAACGCAAGTGAAACCAACTAAAGAAGTTAAAGAATTAAAGAATGAAATAATTTTAAATAGATATATTATAGAGGAAGAATTTTTTATTGAAAAACCTATGCAGATTCCTTTTGCTAACCAACTAAAAAGCCTTCACAATATTTCTGATTCTGATCTAGATAAATTTATTCAGGAATACCTAGCAGTAAATGAAGGAAAAGAATTCAAAGCGATTCAGGATTTAAAAAGGGATTTTAACTATTTTATTAAAAATTCTATTAACTTTCAAAGCAAAGTAACAAACAAGCCTACCTACAGGCCAAAAGAAGAAAAACCTAAAAGCAAAAACATATTTGCGGATATGTATCAGGAACTACTAAGAGAGGAAGAACTAAAAAAACAATCTAACCTATGAAAGGAATAATTTTAAAGCACCTGCAAAAAATGGAATTTGTCTGCGGGCTAAAGCAATTCAAAGAGTACAGTCAAGAAGACGGGGTCGAATTACTTAACTGCCTGAACAAGCTATTTAGTAGCTACGGATGGATGAACGAAAGCCGGGTCGATTACATCCTTCATGCAGGGATGCGGGGGCAGTACGGGGACTTCTACCATGTGAACGAAAAGAATGTGAGCGTATGGATCAATCAATACTATGCGCACCACCAGAGCCAAATAGTTCAGGAAGTACAGGCAATGAATCGGGTAGATAGGGAGCCTACAGAGGAAGAAATAGCGCAATGGATAGAGATTGGAAAGCAAATCTTCAGAGACAACTACCAAAGCGCAAAGGAAAGCGGGTTCTGTAAGGATCTAGCCGAATGGGGTGGTAATTGGTTTAACAAGTTTCAAGAGAAAGGAATCCTGAAGCCGTGGGAGTACCCGGTAGAAGACATTGAAAAGGATGTCCGCAGGGAATTAAGAATTAGCACCCGGTACATAGATGAAGTCACCGTAGGGGCGAAGTCAAAGAATAAGATCTGGAAGCTTTTTATTCTGGAATCAATCAAAGAGAATAGAAACCTAGACAAATTGATATGAAAAAGTTAATCGAAAATCTAACCCCTAGAAAGCAGGATCTATTCAGCATGCAAACCACACTGCTAACTATCTTTACCCTTTTGCACTTTGAATTTGACTGCGGTCTGTGGTTTATATTTATCGTAGCAGGGGTTACGATAGCAATGGATTTTGTTTATAAGGCCTGCAAATGATTCAATTCAATATAAACCAGAAGCCCCTTTCAGTAAATGAAGCCTACCGGGGTAGAAGATTCCGAACCAAGGCCTACATTGAATTTGAAAGAATGATGCTTTTGAAAATGCCAAAGGGCAAAGTAGATCCTGAGCAGATGCTGAGGGTTGAACTGTTCTTTGGTTTCTCCACCAAATCAGCGGATATAGATAACCCGATCAAGGCAACGCTAGATCTAGCACAGAAAAAGTACGGCTTTAATGACAAAATGGTTTTTGAATTGAATGTCAGGAAGTGCTTAGTTAAAAAGGGGGACGAATTTATCAGCATGGGGATAT